CGACGCCGCCGCCGCCGCCGATGCCGATGCCGATGCCGAGCGGGAGTGGCAACTGAAACACACTATCAAGGTGTTGAGTGCAACGGGAGGAACTGAGAAATGAGCCCGAAGAAACGACCGGCCGACGGTGCCTTCTGCCTGAAATTCCCGGATCACGATTGGACCAAAACCGGCACGTGCCCAGGATGCGACGAAAAGCGGCACGAGGCTTCACAGGATCGCGTGTCTGCCACGTTCGTCAAGCATGTGACCCGTTGCCCGCAGATCGTCTCCGCCACACGACGCGGCTTCCTGCGCACCGGCCGCAAGGTGGTCTTTCTCCGCGATAAAACGGGCCAGGCGGTCATGGAGTTTCCGAAGACCGAGCGGCACCTGGAGGCGTGGGCATGAGCGACGCGATCACCCTGCCGTGTCTCTCGATTTGGCAGCCGTGGGCGCAGCTTATTGGGCTGGTTCACGCGGTTGGGTGTGCGTCGCCGAACGCCACAGACAGTCTCCCGCCCAAGTTCAGCCGGTGGGCGATGAGAGATCGCTACACCTGGCTTTTCGCTGAAGCCGCGCCACTCAAAGAGCCGCTGCCAGTTCGCGGGAAGCAAGGCATCTTCCAAGTCGAGATCCCGACCAACCTAATTCCCGAAGGAGTGCAAATCCATGTGTGACGAAAAGCGAGAACGCCAAAGTGAATTTCACGGGCAGTGGGCTGTGGTCGAATTGTTCGGTCACAACAAAAACGCCGGTTGCGTCAGTGAAGTCCAGACTATGGGCGGCACGATGCTCAAGGTGGAAACGCCGGAAACGGAGAAAAACCGCGCCTTCGTTCGCTACCACCACCGCGATTCAGTCTTCGGCGTGCTGCCGTGCTCGGAAGACGACGTGCGTGGGTTTTTGAACGCCGATAAAAACTTACTCCGCCACATCCCGAAAATGTTCGACAAGGGCGGGTGGGGCGGTCCAGCCGATGACGCCCCCGCCGACGACGATCAAAGCGGTGACGCCACCGAAATGACCGAAGACGCCTATGTCGCCGACGCCGACGACCTGCTCGACATCCCGGCAAACAAAACCAACCGACCGGCCGCCGAGCCGGAAACTAAGGAGTAAATGCGAATGATTTTCTTGAACAACGCCACGATGGAAAAGCTCTTTGAAGTGGCCCGCGGGCAGGGGGCAGACATCGCGCTCAACCTGTACGAGCAAGAGTGTGAAGCCTTGACGCGGCAAACCTCCAAGATATTCCCGGTCGCTCGCGGCAAGGTGAAAAAAGTAACTGGCGACGAAGACGGCAACGTGAAAATCCAGATCGAAGCGAGCACGACCGAAGCCGACCGGTGGTGGGCCCTAAAGGGTGCCGACATCGCGGCCCAGGCTCCGCAGGTGACGATTCAGGATTATCTCTTCGGCAAGGATACCAACCAAGAGGGCGAAGCCACCGCCAGTGAAGACCAGGCCGACCTGTTTGAAGGCGACGGCGACACCGAAAACGCCCCGGCCGAGATCACCATCGACGGTGAGATCCACCAACTCGTGCCGATCACCGAAGAGCCCGACACCGGAGACATGGTGGTGGACGTATCCGGCAACGTGTTTGAAATCGATGAAATCACCATCGGCGAAGACGGAGTGACGCTCTTCGACTTGAATGCGCTGCGCGACGAACACCCTTCCAAAACTGTCACGTTTGACGACTTGAAAGAGCGCTTCCGGTTGGCCGACCCGACTGGCGAAGATTCCGCCGAACTGTCCATCGAAGACCTCCACAAGGGCGACACGATCCGCCTGATTGAAGACATGGGCGCTTACCCCGTCGGCGCGGAATTCAACGTCATCGAGGCGGCACTGGACACCGGGAAAGTGACATGTACGGAGATCGTCGGCGACGCCCCGGACGCTGTTTTGAGTGGCGACGGACAGCCCTTTGTGGTCGATGCCGATCACATTTCGACGCTGTTTTTGAAAGTTTCCGACCAGAATTAACCCAAACTGAAGGGAAAGTGGTAGGGAAAAAGTGACGAAGAACTTAGCCAAATACATCCAAGTTTCTCCGCAAATCGTGACACACCCGAAGGTGCTGGCGGTGGCGGCGTCGATGAAAATGACGCCGATTGAAGTCTGGCCGCGGGTGGAGAAGATTTGGTTTTGGGCTTTCGACAACGCCCGCGACGGCAACGTGCGCTCATTGGCTACTAATGGGGTTGAGTTCGGTATCGCTCAGGCCGTCGTCGAGCTAAGTACGCAGAAAACCAAGTCGTTTTTCAAGGCGATGATTCAGCACGGGCTCCTCGACGACTGCGGGGAATCCGGTCTTTTCATTCACGATTGGGAAGAATGCGGCACCGGGGCGCACCTAACGAAGTCCGAGCAAGAACGTAAAAGCAACCGTGATCGCCAGCGCCGGTTTCGCGACAAACAGCGTGACAGTAACGCCGATGATAACGCCACACCTAACGGGTTACATAACGCGTTAGGTAACGGTTATGTAACACCCCATAGTAGAGTAGAGAAGAGTAAAGAAGAACTTAACACACCCCCTCCTGGAAAGAAGGAAGAGGAAGGGAGTGGCAAAACGCGCGCACGTCACGCGCACGAGGACAAGCCCGGCCACAGCGCCGATACTCCGACCGCCGCCCATGTCGATGGTGAAAAACAAATCGATCTAAAAGTCTCGGGCAAGATCGCCACACCCTGGCAAGACATCCTCGCCGAACCCGACGGGCCTCACCCGGACGCACTCAAAGCCAAGTCGCTGTACGAGGCGTGGCAATCGCGGAACAACTCGCACGACAAAGTGCGGGCGATGAAAAACATCAAGCGGCACCTGCGCAAGAAAGTCCCGTTCACCGATCTGGTTTCCGCCTTTGCGAATTACTCCGACCACATGGACGCGCAACATCGGCCGGCCGACAAGCGCAAGACGGCGGCGAACTTCTACGGGTCGGATGAAACGTGGCGTGAGTACGTCGACGGGATTCCCAAGCAACCGAACGTCGGCGGCAACGGTTCTGGGCTGGCGGGCCGGATCGCGACGCACTTCCCGGAGTTGGTGGTGCTGCGAATGCGGGGCGGGCTGGCCAAACACGCCGACAGGATGCAGGAGCTTTTCGGGACCGACGCGAAAACCGTGGGGCGGTTGGCCTCGCACTTCGATGAGCTTGGCAAAGTCCGGCCGGAAATGCTGGAAAGAACCATCGCAGCGAGATTGGAGAACGTGAAATGATCGACCTGTCGCGCATCCCGACGCCGACGTGGGCTAGCAAGTGCGGGCGAGTGGCGCTGTACCGTGCCGACTGTCTGGACATCTTGCCGCAACTGCCGGACGGGGTGGTCGACGCGGTGGTGACGGACCCGCCGTATGGGATCGGAAAGCGACTTGTGAGCGGTGGGCGCGGCGGTGGATGGCATCGGATGATAGCTAGCGGCGCTGATGAATGGGACGTATTGCCTCCCAAAGAGGTATTCACTGAGGTTTTCCGCCTTTCGGAAGATCAAATCATATGGGGCGGGAATTTCTTTGATCTTCCTCCATGTGAATGCCCGCTCTGTTGGGACAAGGTGCGCCCAAACCAAAAAAACGTGAGCGAATGGGAATATGCGTGGACTTCGATGAGCGGCCGGGCTCGCCTGTTTAGCCACTGCGCGAACGGCGGATTCATCCTTGCCGAGCCACGGAAGCATCCAACACAAAAGCCGATCCCACTGATGAAGTGGTGCATCGGTCTGCTGCCGCAAAAGCACCGCGTGTTCCTCGACCCTTTCATGGGCTCCGGCACAACCGGCGTGGCCGCCGCGCAACTCGGCCGAGACTTTATCGGCGTAGAGATCGACCGCAAATACTTCGACATCGCCGTGGGCCGGATCAAGGCGGCGCTCGCTCAGGGTCGGCTATTTGACGACGTGGCACCGGCCGTGAAAGCCGAACAAATCGAGGCGTTCATATGACCGACTCCACCCGCCGCGTACCACCGCACGATCAAGCCGCCGAAATGGCGGTGATTGGCGGAATCCTCCTCAACGCCGAAGCCCTGGACGCGGTGCGGGATGAGTTGTCAGCCGACGCCTTCTATGTCCCGGCCCACGCGAAGCTGTACACCGCCCTGTGCGCCCTTCGGGACCGCAACGTGGGTATCGACTCGGTGACGCTACGCAACGAACTGACGGCCCGGTCTTGGCTGGATGAATGCGGCGGCGCGGAATATCTGGACCGGATTCAGGATGAGGTTTACACCTCCGCGAATATCGAGCACCACGCCGCGATTGTCCTGGACAAGGCCGCGCTTCGAGCCACGGCGGAGGCGGCGCAACGCATTTACGGCTTGGCGATGTCGGGCAGCGAGACGGAAGAAGAGGGGCCGCTTGGCGCGGCTGAGATCATCGACCGATCGCAGGTGTTCATGGGCGAAGTCCAGGTGCGTCGCCAGGCCGAACACGACACCAACCTGAACCCGACGCTATCAGAAACGCTGGAGTGGGTCGATGAACGGCACGCCGCGAAAGACTCGCTGCCGGGAATCACCACCGGCTACCCGGACCTGGATAAGCTCTGCGACGGGCTGGAGCCGGAAACGTTCATCATCCTGGCCGCGCGTCCGTCGATGGGGAAAAGCGCGCTCGGGCTCAATGTCGCTGAAAACGTGGCGATGACCGGCAAGGGCCGCGTGCTGTTCCACAGCCTCGAAATGGACAAAAAGCGGCTTGGCGCCCGGCTGTTGTCGAGCGTGTCGCGGGTGCCCATCGTCGCGATGAAATACGGCCGGTTGACCGACGGCGATTATGACCGCATGACCGACGCGAGCCGCATGTTGGGCGAACTCCCGTTTGTGATCGACGATCGGTCCGGGCTCACGGTGCAAGCGGTGCGGGCTTCGGCTAGGCGCTTCGCCAAGGAGCACGGCGGCATTGATTTGTTGGTCGTCGACTATTTGCAAATCATGCAACCCACCCGTCGCCGCGATCCCCGCGAGCAGCAAATTGCCGAAATCAGTTTGGGCCTGAAGACGTTGGGCAAGGAACTGAAATGCACGGTTCTCGCGCTGGCCCAACTGTCACGCGGGCTTGAAAGCCGTTCGGACAAACGGCCGATGCTGGCCGACCTTCGCGAGTCGGGATCCTTGGAACAAGACGCCGATCAAGTGTGGTTCCTACACCGCGATGCGTACTACCAAAAAATGAAGCCCGAAGACGAAGGCTGGGACGACCGCTTTCAGTCGGAGGCAAACGTGGCCAAAAACCGCAACGGCGAAACCGGCACGGCCAGCCTCGTTTGGCTTCCTGCATTTACCAGATTCGAGCAAGGGGAAAGGAAGTTTTCGTGAGTGAAATTATCCTCGGGTGCGATCTGTCATTGACCTCACCGGCTGTTGTGGCGCTGCGGCGGGAAGGTGGCGAGGCGGCGGTTGAAGAGGTTCACTGCGCGGCAAGCAAGGTCGCAGACGTTGGGATGTTTGGGCGTTGGCGGTTCGTTCCCGAACCCAAAAAACTACCGGCGAAAACAGAGGAATACCGGATGCAGCGCCTGCGGTACTTGGCGTCGCGGATGGTTTTCGTTTTTCAGAAGCACCGCCCGTCGCATGTGGCCATCGAAGACTACGCGACGGCCATGACCGGCCCGAGCTTCTACACCATCGAATTCACCGGGATGGTGAAGTTGTGGCTTTTCCAAAACCGCATCCCGTTTCGGCTCTATTCGCCGAAGTCTGTCAAGCTGTTTGCGGCGGAGCGCGGCGATGCCAGGAAAGAGGAAATGCGCGCTGCGGCGTTGCGGCGGTGGGGTTTTGATGCCGAAGCATTTGGCAAGACGGCTCGCGACGATGTGGCCGACGCCACCGCGATTGCGCAACTCCTACATGCCGAGCTTTCAGTGCGCGACGGTTCGCTGAGCATCAACGATGTTGACGAATCGGCCCAGCACGTTCTGACCAACGAAACCAAAGCCAACCCGATAAACCTGCTTTCGCGGCCGTTCGTGCTGCAACACGCGGAGGGATGATGATCCAAGACAGCCGCCGCTATCGCGAGGACAACGCCGCCGGGCTGACAGCCCCATGCCCGCGGTGCGGATCGTCTGAAACGCGCGCCTCGCAGGTCATGCCGTGGTCGGCTGTCGCTTCATGCGCGATGTGCGGGTTCACAATCATGGGCGTCGACAAGGCGCGTTTGGTGGCGCGGTGGAATGACAGCGAATTTCGCCGCGACGTGTTTTCAACTATCAGCCTGCGCCGTGGCGCGATGTCCGGCGTGGAAGGGAAACAATGAACAACCAACCATTCAACCCGAATTTCGCATTCTGGCAGCGCTACTTTGCCGCGTTGCTTCAACAACTCAGCGGAAAGAATTGACCGAGAAAGGATGTTCCCATGACCGATAAGAAATACACCCCGACGACCCACGAAGATTTCGTTCCCGAGATACGGGCCGCTGGCGCCATCGTCGCCTACGTGGCCGGTCCGTACCGCGCTGAGACGCACGCCGGGGTGTACGCGAACATCCAACGGGCTCGCCATGTGGCCGGGAATTTGTGGTTCCTCGGGTACGCCGTCATCTGCCCGCACCTCAACTCTGCGTTCATGTCCGGCCCGGTTGACGAAAAGAACTTCCTGGACGGCTACCTGGAGTTGGTGCGCCGGGCGGACATCGTCGTCCTCACTACCGACATCGCGGGAATCTCAGGCACGGGCACACAAAAAGAATACGAGCTGGCGAGGGAGCTTGGCATCCCGGTTGTTTCACACAATGGGATTCCGCCCGCCGAAGAAGTGACGCGCCGCGTGTGGGGGAAATATCCCGAGAGGTGTGGAAAAGAAAATGAATGAGATTCGCGTCAAAGTTTCGTTAAAAAACAATCGACTAGTTGCTGTCCGCGAAAAAATGGAGATGACGCAAGCGCAATTTGCCGAGTATTTGGGCGTTTCAATGGCCCACGTCGGGCTATTCGAAACTTTGCAAAAGTCACCCTTAGGACAAGATGGCTGTATTTGCGACTCTGCCAGCGCCTATCTTGAGGCGTTCGATAAGGACATTGACTATTTTTGGCCCGGCGAATTGGCAACAGAAAAGCTGAGAAAAGCCACGGCATATTTTGCGATTGGGTTGGAAGAGGCGCGGGCTTTGGCTAGTGGCGCGGAAGAGCGGATGCTATTGGCCGAAACGAAAGAGCGGATTGAGGACGCGCTTGATACGTTATCTCCTCGGGAAGCGCTTGTGATTCGAGAGCGGTTTTGGAACGAGGCAACGCTGCGTGATTGCGGCGTGAAAATGGGCGTGTCGGTTAGTCGAGCCCAGCAACTTGAAGCAAGGGCGCTTCGCAAACTTCGCACCCCCAAACGAGCAAAAATCATTCGCGGCGACTCCAATTTCCCGGATATCGAAAGCGAAAATAAACACAAGGAGAACAGCAAATGATGCGCGTCTACTCGCTGGCCCAACTTGCCAACCTCGCCAAGCACAAGCGCGCGGTGCTCGTTCACCAAGTTTCTTGGGGCGGCAAAGCCAGACCCGCCGTCGTCGTCCTCAACATGTCTGGCGCGGCGATTCTCCGGCTCATCACCGACGGTCTATACGTCTACGAGAAGGGCAAAGCCAATGACGCCGACTGAAACCGATCGCGAGCGACAGTTGCAGGAAGAGACCGACGTGTTGCGCGCCAAGATGGCAACGCTGATCGGCCTAATCGACAGCCGGTGCAGCGATTGCCCGTACCTCGACATCGGGTGTGACCCTGAGTGCGCGCTGTGCAGCGTGCGGCGGCTCGTCAAGGCGGGCGAACCTCTTGAACGGAGAATGTAAATGAAAACCGGAACACCACGCCCCATCGACGGCAAGATGATCTTTGATGCCGACAGCACCGAGATCAAACCGTGGCGGCGTACATCGAAGCGAGTATCGAAGATGAACGATCCAGATGGCACGTTGTACGAAACAGGGCTCGGCATTGTTCCAGAAATGTCGTTCGCTGAAATCGGACAGGCGATGGGAATCTCTACGTCGGCGGTGACGCGGCTGTTTTATCAGGCGCTCGCTAAACTCTGGTGGCAGTTCCGATTCGAGGAATCCATCGTGGCGCACATCCCCGAAGGCTGGAAGAAAATGGTTTTCGTCAACGGTAAACGAGCCGACCGATACGGTAAAACGGGGTGAATAAATGAAAATCAAGAAATCCGAAATGAACTGCAATCTGGACACGGACAAGCAAAACACCGTCATTCTGCCGTGTCCGGAGATCATCAAACCGTTTAGGCAAAACAAAAAAACCATCTGCATCGACGCGGAGATTGTGCCGGTCGTTGAACACCTGTGGCAGAACGGAATTGTCACGCTGTCCTCATGTTGCGGCCACGGTACGCAACCGCCCTCGCTGGTCATCGCCGACACGTACTGCTTGGAAAGCATTGTGGAAATCCGGCTGCTGATTGCTGAAATCGACCCGGACAACCTGTGGGACATCTTCCAATGGCGGTTGGTCAAAGACCCGGACGAACTACCGGCGATGTTCCCCGGCGTTCGCGAGTACGTCGACGTAAAGGTGGTGGCATGAACGACCCCGGCAAAGCCCTCGTTTACCTCTCGTTTGTCTCAATTTTGGGCGCGCTGGTGGTCCTGGCGTGGGTCGTGGGGCGGTAGGGTGAACCGCCTCGCCGTCGCCATTGCCACCGCCGCGATCATCGCCCTTGCGGCGCTCCTCGCCTATGCGGCATATGCCAAGCACGCCGGCCGGCTCGAACTGGACACCATCGCCCGGCAGCTTCGCGGCGAACTCAGCGAATCAGAGCGGGCGCTGGTGACGGCGAATTCAGTTATCCGGAAATCCCGGTCAACCGTGACGACGCTCCGGGCGCTGAACGACGCGAACACCGTTACGCTTGAACGGCTACGCCACGCGCTCGGCTCACGCGACATCGAGATCCACAGACAGTCGCGACTACTTGCCGACCTCACCGGCACCGTCGAATCACCGGCAGCATCGACGGCGACACCGGCCGGGGCCTACACCGCGAGAACGAGTTGGTACGAGTTCAGCACGCCGGACGTGTTCGACGCCGGGGCACAGACGACGCTCGCCCTTGACCTTCAAGCCTCGCTCACGATCACCGGGATACGGCAGCGGCGCGGGGTGTTGGAATCCGAGACGGTCGACCTCATGTTTGCCGACCGCGACGGGGTGGCGGTGCCGATCAACGTCGCCGTTCGCGACTACGAACTGAGCTACGCGCCGAAGGTCGACACAACCCCGTGGTATCGCCGGGTCGGCTTGGACGGCGTGGCGACGATTGACTACGCCTGGCCCGATGAAACGCTCCGCGCCCGCGCGCTCGCCGAGGTGCGCTTGTGGCGCGTCGGCCTCCACGCCGGGGCGGAACTCGATAGTGAACAGGACGCAAACTTAGTGGCCGGGCTCTCGTACCGGCGGGAGGTTTTTTGATGAGCGGTAAAACGGTGCTTGAAATTGTGACGGAGTACCTTGGGGCCAACGGGTTCGACGGGCTCTGGTACGACGATGAGTGCGGGTGCTGTGTTGAAGACCTAGCCCCGTGCGGAGAAATCAACGGCCAATGCCGAGCCGGGCACAAGGTGAATACGGTGGACGGTTGGATTATCGGACCGGATAAAAAGGACAACAGCCGATGACCGACCAAGAGTTGAACGAGATTCAGGCGCGGGCGGATGCGGCGACGCCGCAAAAAGAAGAGGGTGAAAAATGCTAATCAACAAACAATTGGCCCAAGCTGATGTAATAGCCCTCGAACCGTGCGGGCTGGACGGCAATGACGATGGGAGAAACTACACCCCGGAGCGGATCGCACGGATTTTCTCCGGGCGTGAAACGCTAACCCTGGGCGACATCCTGGCAATGGACGAAATCTCCATCTCTGACCGGCTGTGGGTGGTTTTGAAAAGGGGCGTGCTACCGGAATCGGTGAGGGTTGGTCTTGGATGCGACTACGCAGAGCGAGTATTGGCAATCGCGGAGTCGTGGGCGGGGAATGAGGGCCGCTCACGGCTGGCGATTGACGTAACGCGGAAGTGGTTACGAGGCGAGGCAACGGATAAGGAGCGGAGCACCGCCGCCGCCGCCGCCGACGCCGCCGCCCTCTCCGCCGCCGCCGCCGCCGCCGCCTACGCCGCCGCCGCCGCCGCCTACGCCGCCGCCGCCGCCGCCGCCTACGCCGCCTACGCCGCCGCCGCCGCCTACGCCGTCGCCGAGCGTGAGTGGCAATTAGCACGCACTATTAAAGTGCTGAGCGAAGCGGCCCAGGAAGGCGGTGCGGCGTGATCTGGCACCCCTCAAATCCGGCCGGTTCCGCATGTGGCAGGTTGGCATCCACGGCGGGGCGGAAATTGATTCAACCGAAGACGCAAATCTAGTGGCTGGAGTTACCTACCGGCAGGAGGTGTTTTGAATGACTAGGGTTACGGCGGCTTTCGTTGGCCACCTATCGTGCGCGGATGAAAAGGGGAATGAGTGCAAAAACGACTACTGCATTCACAACGTTTTCAACCCCGGCGAGCTTGTCCCAAACCTTCATTTTGACAAAGAGGGCATGAAAATCACGTGTACCTCGTTTCGGGCGGCGCCCCCGGTGAGCAAGCCCAAGGGGATGTGTTGATGAATAACCAGCCGATCTTCGGCCAACGCCCATTCAGCTACGCGCCGAAGGTGGATAAAACCCCGTGGTATCGGTGCATTGGCGTGGACGGGATTGCCCGCGCACACTACCTGTGGCCGAACGGATCAATCCGCGTGCAAGCCCTTGGCGGGCTGCGGCTGTGGAACGTGACGGTGGAGGCGGGTGCGGAACTGGATAGCGAACGGAACCTAAACGCGCTGATCGGCGCTGAATACAAACAGGAGGTGTGGTGATGCCAATAATCGACGTTGACGCTCAGCGTGCGGAACATTGCACCAAGTGCGGCGAACCGACCGGCGCGTCGGGAATCTATGAGGACTCGCTCTACGCCGAAAATGGCGACGGGCCGTTTTGTGAGGGGTGTTTTGGGGAGGCTAAAGTGGCTGAGTTGACCGTCAAGTTGGCGGACACAGAAGCCGAGGTGGATCGGATGCGGGCGGGAAACGCCGCGCTGACCTCCGCGTGCTTGCGGTTCACGGAGAACATCGAGCGGTGGCTTGAGACCGGCGAACCGGCGGACAAAGCCGAAAGTGAATCAATTTATGACCAAGCCAGGGAGGCGATCCAATTGTCAGGAAATACCAATGACCAAACGTGAGGCGAAACGAGTCGCATACGGATTTATCGTCGAAGCGATTGAAGCAAAGCTTGACGATGGACTCGAATGGAATTTTGACGAAATCTCGGAAAACGACGCGGTGAAGATCGAAGAATGCATGAGTGAGATCGCGGCGGACTTTTCGGCCCGGCGACAAGGGGATGCGCGATGAAGTGCGGAACATGCGGCCTTGACCTTGGCGCGGGAATCGAATGCCCGGCGTGCCTCGGCGTCTATGACGATCCGGGGCCGGAACCGGAACCGGAATATCTACCGCCAACGCCACCGCCACCGCTTTTCGACCAACGCCCGCTCCACTTCGACAACGTCCACGGGTTCACCGTCTCGGGTTGGCTGCTGCTGGCGATTGATCCGCAGGACGGCAAGATTTTCCGATTCGACATTACCGACAGCCTGCCGACGCCGCAGGAGATGGAAGAGTTCCGCGAAGAAGCCGCGTGCCTGTGGGAAGCCGCCGGACGCGCGGATAACGAGAACGAAGATGACAGCGAACCAACCACACCACCCGCCCGAAGGGGCAACGAGCCGAAGGGGCCTAAGTGACTCAAGCCGCCGCCGAAAACACCATCATCAACGTCAAAGTGAAGGACATCCGAGTCGACGCCCACCGGCTTGCCGCCGTGGAAGGTGACACCATCGTCGACCTTGCCGCCAGCATCGCGGAGATCGGCCTGCTCAACCCAATCACCGTCACCGAAGGGAAGGGCGGGCAGTACAAACTTGTGGCCGGGGCGCGCCGCTACCTGGCCGTCAAGGAACTGGGTTGGGAGGAAGTGACCGTCAACGTCGTGACACTCTCGAAGCTCCACCGCGAGATGGCCGAGATTGACGAAAACCTGCAACGGCAGGCGATGAGCATCTTGGACCGGGGTGACGCGCTGGCCAGGCGCAAGGAAATTTACGAGGCGCTGCACCCGGAGACGAAGCACGGCAAAGCAACAGGCACCGGGCCGGAAAGCAAAGGCCACGCCACCGAAAGTAAAACGGAACCACGTTCCACTTTACCCACCGCTTCGCGCTCAAAGCCAAGGCGCAAGAAATCGTTTGCCGACGACGTTGCGGCCAAGACCGGCGTGACCCCACGCGCGGTTCGCGAAGAGGTGCAAATCTCCAAGTTGGTCGGCCCCGAGGTTCGCAAGATCATCGCCGGGACGCCAGTGACCGACAGCAAAACCGACCTGCGCACCATCGCCCGCGCCAAGCCGGAGCGGCGTGAGGAGATCGCCCGCGAGTTGGTCGCCACGCATGACCGCCGCAACCGGGCCAGCGCCAAGCAGCCCAAGCGTCGACCGCGCCGGGACAGCCGCCTGTGTGCGAAGTGTCAGAACTGCAAACGCTCTCCGCTCACCGCAGAAGAGATCAAGGCCGGTCACAAGCACTTGGTGCGCTGCTCCGCCGGGTATTTCGAGGAAACCGAGCCCGCGTCATTGCCGGTCGATTGGGATCCCGTTACCAAACTCTGCCCGGACTTCGACCCGGCTTACGAGGGTGCGCTGTCCGATGCCCGCAAGATCGACGATCCCGACGACGACACCCGCTCCAGCCGCCACAAGGGGCAGTACCTCAACTTGGGCGACGCCTTCGACCTGGAAACGCTGGCGGCGATGCGGCACCTCATTCGCGAAGTCTTGAACGACCCGGACTGGGACGGCGGCATGGTGAACTTCCCGAGCGTGGGCGACAAGATCGACCGCTTGGAGTTCGACGCGACGATCCTGGAAATGCTGGTCGACAAAGTCACGATCAACAAAACGGCCAAGGCGGCCGACACGTCGCGGCTGCGGGTGCGGGATGCGATTCGCCGCATGCAGGATATCGCGCCCGCCGTCATGGCCGACACGGCCCGGGCTTCGCGCTTGGCAGCGAGCATGATCGGCAAACCAATCGAGGAAGGGGAAGAGGGATGACTGACAGGGCGTTTCTAACCAGAGAAAACATTGAACGGCGCATCGCCAACCTCAGGCTTCGCGTCGATGAAGACAACGAAATCGCGCGGCGGTGGAATGAAGCACACCCAAACGAGGAGCCGCTCGATATCGTCGAATTTGGCGAAATTCTTACCCGCGCGAAGAAAAGAGCCACGGAAGGCGGTGGCCAATGACAATCACCATCAGCACGATCCGCGCTCGTTTGGCGCTGTTCATCCGGTCGATTCGATGGGGTCGGGTTGTGCACACCGTTACATTGTGGGTGGTCGCCGCGCTGCTGTCCGTGTCGTTCGTCATGGCTGGTATGAGCCATCGCGCCGAAACGAAGGCCTGGGCCGCAGCGAAAGCGCGCCACGCTGAAATGATCGGCGTTCTCGAAAGCGCAGACTCTGTCATCGAAGATTTGGCATATGCGGTCGATGAATCGCTCAACTGGCCGGGGTTCGCCACCGTCACCCGCGTCATCGACGGCGACACGATCAAGGCCACGCTCGAAAGCACGGGGCAGACCGTCACCGTGCGCATCGTGGGCATCGACACCCCGGAACTCGCCAGACGCGGCAAACCGGCCCAGCCCGGCGCGGTGGAGGCTACCGATTGGCTCCGCGACAGAATCACCGGGAAGCGCGTCACATTGACCCACGATCCGCTTTCCAACCGCGAGGACAAATACGGCCGCGTGCTGGCTTACGTCGACCTGGACGGCGATGACATCGGCCTGGAAATGGTTCACGCGAAGCTCGCCAAACGCTATGACCGCTTCGCCTTCGCCCGGTGGAGTAGGTATGGGAGCAAGGGCGATGAATGACTTGAAAGACCGCCTAATGTGGTTCTGGAATTCGTGCGGTGGCGACTTTTACCGGCGATGGACGGGGCAAACGCCATGTAATTCGGGAGAAAAAGCCGGGAATGACCTACGGCGCGGCGAACCCGTCACCACCCACGGGGGCCACAAGCCCTCCATGCCCCTTGGTAGATCCCACGATCCGGGGCCGGTCGACTGGTTTCCCGACCGCCCCGCCAAGTCGGACAGATAGAGAAGCTCTGCGCCGAAATGGTGCTGACAGAAATCAAAGAGCCGGGCGAGTATGCGCACTTGATCGCTGCGGAGTATTTCGACGGGATCAAAGCTCATGTCGATGAGATCGCTGGCAAAATGTACGTGCAACGCCCGCTGCTACTCAAGCGTGACAACTTGCCACCCGGAACAATGGGAATTCGCGTCATACGCTCGCTTGCCGGGCTGTACCGGGAGGAGCCCCAACACACCAACCACCAACCGATCGCCCCGCACGCGCCGGAACTGAGCGCTGTGGACGGGATCAGAGGGGGATGAGATGACCGAAACTGAAACCATCATCGGGAAGATTGAAGAACTCATCGCACACAACGTCGAAGACCGGTATGACTACACCGTCCAGCGAGGCGATACCGTCAACGGCAAACCGACGTTCATCATCTGGCACACCGGCCAATGGCTGCCAAAGGATTTTTGGGCCACGGCGAGTTGGTTCATCGACAAATCCTGGGCCACCATCATCGAACGGGACATCATGGCGGAAGACAGCATGCGAGAGGCGCGATCCTACAACCGCACCCGCAAAATACTGGACGCCCTCAAGCGCGGTGGCCCGCCGGACGCCGGATCGCTACAAGGCCCGGATGAATACGCGAAGACGACCGGCGAGAATGAAGGTGAGCCCGTGAAAGAAGGCGAGGGCGGTGAACCATGACAACTCAGGGGGACGAAAAACAGGGGCCCCATGCCGACAAGGGCGGCGTTCACCGCCTCGCAGACCTCCTACAACGCACCTGGGACGAGAAGATCGCCCCGCTCGGACCGACGCCGACCTGCGAGCACTTTTACAAACGAGCCATCGAAGAACAACGGAAAGAAGAGGAACCGAAATGAGCGAAAAACCGCCGGCCGAAACCACTCCGAAAGGTTAACTAGCTTGTAACTCTTCTCTGTTCTAGTGGTTTATCACAACGCTTACAGGACTTGAAACCAATGAAGCACCACCAAAACCCGCCCGTCAATTGGCATGAACTTTCAGACAAACATGAAGGATGCACCAATCCACCAACCTGTGGCACGGTAAGCCCATGAAAAGCAACAACCAACCAACGACGAGCCCGCAGCGCAGGGAGGATCCACAAAATGAGCTTTGAGCAATACGAACACCACGGGACGAAGGTTTGGACCCAGTCACACTTGAAAGGGAGGCACCGCAGCCACTGCTTGTGTTTCCAGGGGTGCCGAAAGTTCAAACCCGGCGAACCCGGCAACTGTCCGGCTGCGGAAGCTAACTACGCGCTGTGTGTCAAGTACGACCTGACAGCGCCGGTCTTTGAGTGCCCCGAGTTCGACCCGGAGGATGCTGGTAGCGAAGACAGCGCCAAGGGCCAACCGAAGGCCACGCGATGAATGCCGACGAAGCTAGCAGACCCGAAAATCTGGGGAGGGAGGTGCTTGCGGCAGGCTCAGGGGGCGGTGGTCCAGATCGGACCACGTCAACCCATAAGGAGATTTTTGGTGGCTAGGGGGCGCAGCCAACAGTGCAAGGCCAAGGCGAAGTCAACGGGCCGGCGGTGCGAAAACCCGGTCACTCCGGGATACGCGGTCTGTAGGTTCCACGGCGCGAACCCGAAGAACAAAGGCGGGAACCCGAACATCGCCGAGCACAACAAGCGGCACTCTGCCAAGATAAAAAAGCAGGCCGCAGAGCGCCGGGCCCAGATCAAAACGTGGAGAGACAAATTGTTTACCGACCGCGAGAGGCAGGACTATGACGAGTGGTGGGTGAAATTCACCGAGACACACCCGGAGTTGATCGGCCAGCCCGCCGCAGAGGCGCAGCTTGAAGAACTCTGCTACCACCTGGCAAAGCGTGCCGCGGCCCAAAGGAGTGGGATAGAGGGCGGATTCAAGACGCATGCGGCCCGAGTCTCGACACTGTTGGCTGAGCTTGGCCTGCGGATGGACAAGAAGGTGAACGAACAGAACCACACTGGCGCCTCACTGGTTGCCCTGATCACCGGCCTTAGCGCCGAAGCCCAGAGCCTACGCGAACGCCAGGGTGTGAGCCGGGCCTTACCTGCCGGGACCATCGACGTTCAGGTGGTGGAAACGGAGAAGATCCCCAGCAAAACAGCCGGTGACGTTGAATAATATCAGGCGCGTGGCCAGCGAGCGTTCCTAATATCAATGACTTAGATGCCCTGCGGCCCGGTCGATGTGGCATAATATCTATTATTCAAACTCAGCACAGACGGTAGGTAGGGCAGCAATGCACCGGGCGACGGGCTGAGCTGGCCGCTAGACCCCGCACCCGAGAAGCCAGCCCCCCCCCCTCGATTCGGAAAAAACGAAATGCCCGGCGGCGCGAAAGACCTTATACACCCCTCCTCTTATTCGGTGGACCTTTTTTGGTTTCCGGGAGTACTTCTCACTAATCCTAAAAAAAAATAACACTACCGCTCTTTTTCTCTTGACTTATGCTAACGCAGGTGTTACATTTATATCAGATGAAACAAACACCCACCAAAAGCCAAACCACAAAAGGGAGCATCAAATGAGCGCTTATGTTTGCGAAGACAAAACGATCCAGCGGATTATCGGATACCTTCACACCGCGGCGACTGGTAATCAAACACACCAGTACCGCGTGAGGGGCGAGATTGACACGATCTCGTGCGGCGGCCTCGACGAAGAGACCCTGCCGGCACCGATGACCGACGAACGCGGAGCCGTCATCCAGGCCGCGTACAAAAAGATGAACGGAATGTCCCAGTTTACGGTAGTGAATAACTCCATCATTGCAATGGTTGACTTTGCTTCTCGGACCAATCATTATCGCCTCACATGGCAAAACTTGAATGCCGTTCGTCTCAAAGAGGCGTTGCGTCTCAGTGGGTTGAGGTCGATAACATTACCGACCTACAGGTGCGCGAAGCGCATGATCGACTCAGTGCCCTTCTGACTACAGAAAAACAAGTATCAGATGCCGTTGCGAAGGCTTTTGTGGTGGTCGCCAGAGAAAGCCCGAAAGCGAACCCAAGCGACCTCTGGCAACACGTAATTTACCGCCGTTTGCTTGAACTCGGTTGGAGTGACCAGCGATGGAAGCGGGTTTCTGGATTTGCCTTGGAGCGCGCCATTGTCGAAATTTATGCACCAAGGCTTTTGCCTTTTGGGATTCAGATTCAGATTTTGCCCGCCGCCGAAGCAAACAAAGCGCTGATGGGCCTAGGAATTACGGACGTAAAGGCGACCAAGGTAGATTTATTTCTGAAAAACCAAAGCGAACAGGGTTGGTTGGTTTTGGGGGCGGCGCACGTCAAGTCGAGCATCGCCGAGCGTATTCAAGATGACGTACCAGCAAGTCGAGCTTTCATGGATCGTGGTTTTGTTTCAATCGCTATCACGATGGACGCCAAGAGCTATCCACCACCGCACGGAAACTGCGTAAATTATGGCGAACTGGGCGGGCGGAGTTTTGGGGTCGAAAAAGCAAGGCTAAAACGCAACTATATCGAAGTAGATGGACAATTTGACGGCTTGTTTTCCTTCAATCTTAGAACGCCGCCAAGTCCCGCCAAGACGCAATCGGGCAAGCGTATTTTCACCCTGTCATTGTTCGATGAAGAACCAGATCAACTCGTGCGATTCTTGGCAGGAAGGCTGGAAGACAAACGGCCAAAAAAATCCCGCTGATCTTTCGTCTCTTCTTTTGAAGATTGCTGGTCTTCCGAAACTAGACCAAGCCGAAGATTTGATGACAAGACATGCTCATGGTCGATTTCAAACCCGATGAAAGAGCAACCGAGTTTTCGCGCGGCAATACCTGTGGTCCCAGAACCAGAAAACGGATCAAGTACCACAACATCTGCTCCCCTAATGCCGTAGGCGTCAACACATCTGGTTGGAAGCTCCTCTGGAAATCTTGAAAAATGAGCTGGACCGGCGATTTTTTCGTTCGAAAATTCCCAAACCGTCTTTACCGGAGGTGTCGTCTTGAAAAAATGATCCTCTTGCTTGGCTAGAAGATAAATCGACTCATGCGCCCGATGCGGTCGGCGGCAGCGTCCTTCCGGCATCGGATTCCTTTTACGCCAGATGACTTCACCACGGAACAAGTATCCCGCGTTGCACAATTCAATTACGATCCGGTACGGAAGCGCGAGCAAGTTTCCGTAGGTAAGCCAAGGCTGCGTTTTGTCGATAAATGCCTTTCGACGTGCGCGTGGTTTTGTGTATGCCGAGTTATTCGGGTCTAGTCCGTTCCGCTCTGGACCCAACGTACTGTATTCATGGTCATCGGCTCGCCAATTTACCGGCGTATTGTAAGCATCTCCAATGTTGATCCAAACAACGCCTTGAGGCTTCAATTTTTTCAAGAGAACAGAGAAGACCTGTGCCAGCGACAAGACGTAATCGCGTGGGTCCGTTTCGACGCCATTTCCCATCGATGTGCGTTGGCCCCAATATGGAGGGCTTGTTACAACAATGTCAATGCTATTTTCTGGTAAGCTTTCAGCAAGAGCAAAGCAATCGCCTTCTGCCACTTGGTTGATTGCAAAGGAACCGATTTTATTCGTTGTGTTTTTCATGTTATTCCCGCTTTGTTCACTCATTATCTTTATCATCATTTGGTTTCGGCAACGGCAATCGGTATGTGTCGCCAACCTTCGGGAACGGGGGAAGCGCGCGATCCAGTAATCGCATAAACCCCTTCCAGGATGTAGCGGCCTTCATTAGTGCCTGAACTGCGGCGAGGTGCTCAAGAAGTTTTTGGTAGCCTACGTCCTTAGTCAATCCTTGAAAAAGCCGCGCCCTCAATCGGCCCGTAGGGTCGCGTCCGACAAATTCATGTAATTTGACTTTTACGCCAGGTGCCAAACGGTCATAAACAATGTCGTTCGTCCATCGGCCTATAACGCCTGGACGCCTTTTGATAGATTCGGCTGTATATGGCCATCTGTTTAGGTCAAAAATATTCTTGTAAAAACTGTCTTGGAATGTCTTTGTCCAGGGTTGCAATTCTTTGGCTAGAAATTTTTCGTATATTTCTGCCAATGCGCCTGTGGCGCGAACATCTTGGAAGCCGGTTGCTTCGTCGATTAGGGCGATTATTCCGACCCTAGCCCAACCGCGAACAAGAATCTCGCACCTTTGCGCGATGTGCATTTGCTGTTCTTGGAGAACACCATCTGCCCTTGCGGCTAAGACCGCTTCACAGATGTCTACTAATGCTGTAGCCGGATACCCATAGGCAACTCCACCGCTGGTCTTAAATTTAATCGGGCTGTCGATCAGCGCCGATAACTCCTCGGAAATATAGGCGGAAACAGCTTTTCCTCTGACAAAACGGCTAAGTCGGTCAGCACCATTTGCAGACCCCCCGTATTTCATGTCGAGGCCCTGAACCATTCCGCGCTGCACCACGACTCTGGTGTCGTCATCCAATACGTAGCATGGAATCTCTATGTCTCCGACTTGTAAGGGTCGATCAGCCGACCCGCATACCGCTTCGTGGATTTTTTCTACTTCGCTCATTGGCTACACTCCTACTGCTAAGGCGATTGTCAGATCGAACACGTCTTCGATTCCACGGTGATTATATCGGAAGCAGAACTCATCCAGGTACTTCGGAAGGTGGCGAACGCTGACCTTGTGGAATTGTCCGACGATCCCCCGTTTCAAAATCGCCCAAAACGATTCGATGGAATTGGTGTGAATGTCACCGTCAACGTACCAAACTTGATGATTTACGGTTTTGTGTGGCATGAACTTCTTGATCCCGATATAGCCCTTGAACTCGTCTGTCACCAAAACGGAGTTTTTCACGTCAACGTGGCGGCGCACTAGGGCGGAAATCCTTTTAGAAGAAAGGTTGCGATCCCTAATTACTTCGGCTTTGACATTCCCACCACGCTCGACAACGCCAAATACCGGAGTCTTTTTGGTTCCGCGTCCACGTTTCGGTTTTTCTCCCCCACTTCTCTTTCTTGGCTTGCCACCAACGTAAGTTTCGTCTGCTTCAACCAAGCCAACGAGCAATTCTCGCTGATGTACTTGGGTCATGGCATTTCTGATTTGCATAGAAATTCGCCAAGCCGTGTTACGGTGAACGCCCAAGTCGCGTGCTAGTTGCCGCGATGAAATTCCCTTCTTGGCGTTTAAAATGAGCGAAACGGCCAGAAACCACTTTTGAAGGGGAAGGTGGGTATGGTGAAAAATTGTTCTAACTGTAACTGAAAAACTCGTATTGCAGTTGTTGCAATGGTGCCGCTTCTCGTTTACCATCGGCGTTGTGTTCTGCGAGCGGCAATAGGGACAGGAGGGCTTGCCGCTCCATCGAACTTTTTCAAGGTGTTCTATGCAGGATTCTTGCGTCGGGAAGGTTTCAAAAATCGTTGTGATGTTCATTGGTTTCTCCGTTTTCACTACCACTTACAAGGACAGTGTAGCAAGGGGAAAACCGCTTGTCAAGAGAAAAACGCTACCGTAAACTGGGACATTCCGAAGATGAAAGACCTGGCCGAGCAGGTGGCCAAGCAATTTTTGATCGAGCACGGCGTGCCCGAGGGCGTGCTCACGGTCCAGTGGCCGGGCGAAGTTGTTCTCCCGGGCGACCATCGCCAGATCCTCAGTTAGCCGCTGCGCGCGGGGCCGCTTCGGCGGCCGAGTTCTTTCGCAAAATCTAAGGGGGTGTGAGATGCCGGAACCTGCCAAGAAATACTGCCCAACCTGCGGGACCACCGTGCCCGCGGGCAAAAGGGGCCGGGAGTGGCGGTGCCTCAAGTGCTTCGGCGTCTGCGAGGACCGGGGATCCCAGCTTACGTTCGACGGCCGGCGCGATGAAACGGCGAAAAAGAAGAGGCGGAAGGGCTCGGGCGACGAAGGACTATTCGAGCGCGTCGCGCGGCCGTTCGTCAGCTACGACAGAGACAGCCAGCACCTTACGGCGCCGCAGGAAACAGAAGACGACAGCGAACAGCTTTTGATGGTTGGTGGCGGGGGTAGGGCGGTCTAGCTCTGTCCGCGCTTCGCGATCTCAAGGAGTTGAGTCTCGGCCCAGTTGTGAACGGTCCCGTCAGGATAGATCATGCGAAGGCGTAAGGCCTGCTTGAACTTCGGGACAACGTTCAACGTCCCGGACGACGCCTGAAGCGTCTCAAAATCCACCGCGACGTGTTTCCAGATCCATTCCCATTTGTCTTCGATCGTTGCGCCGTCGGCAAGCGCCCCGGGAGCCTCACGCGGCTGGAGAACATCGTCGCCCCAAGCCGAGACGATTTGCTGTAGGTCAACGTTGCGGTTGATGATGTTCAGGATCCGCGAGTTTTCGAGTTTCCTAAATTCCGCGATTACTTCGGCAAACGTGGCCGTCATGTGAATACCCTCCCAGTCACCGCTGCCGGAGTGCAACTGATCTCATGCACGCCCGACAGCGCGTCGAGTTCAGTAATAGAAGCCCGGACCAGGAACGCGACCCGGTCGGCGTCGATGATGTGGTCGAATCCCTTGCTATAAATGATCCGCTGTCCCGAAGTCGTGTAGGTCTGGGTGATAAACTGGCGCTCCGTTTCGATATCGAATTCCATGCTGCCGGTTTCGTCGGCGATTTCACCCTTCGGCCAGATCGCGGTGCGCCACTGCATGGCCTCGTTCATCAGCCTGGTCGAATGCTCTTTGATGTTTCTCGTAATCGGCGTGCCGGATTCGTCGGTGCCGATAGCGATGTTCCCTTGGAAATAGAAGCCGCGGATTCGGTGCTTCCGGTTCGGCAGGTCGTTGAACTCGTCGCGCTGGACGAGGTCGTCGATGATGCTCAGGCCGTCACCGCCATTGTCGAGGCCGATCCCGGCGAACGAGAATCGGCGGTCCAGCTCGGCGACGACGCGAGTTTTTACCGGGTGGGTCAGCCCCTCCAGGTGAACGCGGGCGGTTCTCATGAGTACGCCAGCGCCGTCTTCGTGCCAGATTGTCAGCGCGCAGGGGTCGGACGTGTAGGCGGGGTCGACGCCCATCCACATTGGCCCGGGCTTCTGGCGGAAAAGCCCGCCGAGTAACAGCGACACCCGGTCGACGATTTCCGCGTCGCCCTCGAGTCCGCCGAACTCGTCGGAGCGCATCGTGACGATCTGGTAGCCGTCGATCCTTTGCTGGCAGGCGTGAAAATTGTTGATGTTGAACGCGGCGTGGGACGGAATCCCGTGAACCCCGTCGACCATGTGCTGGTATTCCGGCGAGTCACTTCCGCCATGTTCTTCGATCATTTGCTGTTTGAGCTTGGGGCTCCAGTCCGGCCGACACGACATCGGAAAATGGAAAACCATCCAGCTCGAAGACTGCGTGGCCTTGAAATACTCGGTGTCACGCCGTCCGTCCGGGTACGAGTACGCCCGCATCCGGCCTTTACCTTTGATAAGCCGGTGGACGAGGACGTGCCAGGCGTGAGACTCAATTCCGGCCGCCTCGTCAGCCCACACGCGGTGGACGTGGAGCGATTTGTAACTGGCGCCGTCCCTACCCGCGGGCCGGAAGTCGATGACGGACCCGGTGCGCGACGTGATGCTGTAGTACCCATGTCGTCGGCTCGTTTCCTTGACGAAGGCCATGATAATTTCGCTGTGATCACACTGCCACTCGAGTTCTTTGATGATCTCGGCGAACTGTGCCGAAATAGGGGCCGTGACTAGGCCGTGCTGGTCGCTCGTGGTGATTAGAAAGTGGACCAGATCGCCCACAAGGGCGACGGTTTTCCCGACGTCCGCGGCGTCCTGGTGGACGATGCGCGAGTGCTCGCAGGACAGGTCTTCGATTTGGTGCGGCCAAAAACGCCGCGGCGATCCGTCGCGGTTCTTGAGTAAGAGTTCGCCGGTTTGCCACGGCGAGGCGAGTGCATCGCGAAGGGCTGCGCGGTCTTCGGCGGAGAGTGATAAGGCCGATTGTGTCATGCGGCGAAGATAAATCAATGGCGCGCAGCGCCTTTGGCACCCAAGTTCATAAAAAAAGAACGCGGGCGTCATTTTTCCCTTGACAAATATAGCAGGGGTGTTATATTTATACCATGAGAAACGAAACGAACCAAGGAGAAACCAAGATGACTTATCAAGCCTACTTCGGGGAAACGGTACGGATCGCCTGCTTGGTTCGTAGTTGGCCGAGCCTTGGTATCACTCACGACAACCCGCAAATGGCACTCAAGACGATCGGCGGCAATATTGTCGTGAAGGCGCAAGTCGGATCGCAGGAACAGAGCGAATCCGAGCTTCGGATCTTCGCCCAAAAGCACTACCTCGTAATCAATTAGGAAGGGGAATTGAAGATGAAACTTAACGAACTTGACCACGCGGCCACCTACACGGTTTGCGACGAGCGACTTTCCGCGAGCCCCTACAAAGACACCGGGGCGGGAATTGTCGAAATGTGCCGCGAGTGCTTCGGCAACGAGCCGGGGTTTGTGGACCCGGATGACGACGAAACCGATTACCACATTGAGGAAGCCAGTAGCCATTACCTGAGCGAACTCTCGCGCGGTTGGTGGGTGTCAATCGGTTCGACGCTGCTTGACGATTCTGGCGTCACCACTGACGACGACGGCAATCACTGGCACGACGGCTCCCGTGATGACAACCTGTATGGCCCGTTCACGACGGAACAGGAAGCCCGCGAGTCCTTCGACGACGCGCCCCGCTTCGAGGTTGTTTGATGTCTGACAATCGCATCGAGGATTGCGCTGGTCATAAGTAACTGGACGAAGGAGATCCAAATGACACGAGAAAAGAAAGCCGCGGAGGCGGTGTGGGTGGTCGGCGAAACGAAGGAGGGCGTCGAATACGTGGTCGACATCACCAGCGGTGCGGCGTTCGAGATCGTACCGGAGAACAAGGATCACAGCGAGGCCGAGAAAACCGCCCGCGGCGAGGCCGTCATTCCAGTCGGCAAGGTTTCCTCCGCGGCGGTGCGGGGCGAGGCAATCCGCGCGGTGAACGAGCATTCCGACGAAACGACGTTCATCTCGTCGCGGCGGGCTGCGGAGATCATCGGCGTGCAGCCGAGCGCGATCCGCGTTGCCGTGATGAAGGGAACACTCCAGGTTGCCAGGACGGCGATGGCCGGAAAAGTCTCGGCGAACGAGTTCAAGATCGCCGACGTTATCCACTACCGGGACACCATTGCTGGCTCAGGGCGCCCGGCGAAGGAAAAAAAACATGATGAAAAAAGCGGTTGAGTCCTACCTCTTGCACCTTGAAGCGCAAGGGCGGAGCGCGAACACGATCACCGCGTACCGGTCGGACCTTCTGCGCCTGTCGCGGGTGCTGGACGGCTCGCAGGTGGCTGACGTGCAGCGGGCGGACCTGGACAAGTTCGCTTCGAGCTGCCGAAGGCTTCTAGCCCCGGCCACCGCCAACCGAATCATTTCGAGCGTCCGCGGGTTCTTTGCGTGGGCCGCCGACAATGGCCTGGCGTCAGCGGACCCGGCGATCCGGCTGAAGACTAAGACGGTGGTGAACCAGGACCGGGAGTTTTTGTCCATCGCTCAGGTGGAGAAGTTGATGCGGTCGATCACCGGACGGCGTGCGGACGAACCGACGCGCGACCGAGCGATCATCCTTTTGATGGCCAAGGGCGGGCTGCGGATCTCGGAAGTGCTCCAGATGGATTGTTCCGACTGGTCGCGGCAGAACCGCGTTCGAGTCACAGTTCACGCCAAGGGCGGCGACCGTCAGGTGCGCCACATCGGGCCGGAAGTGCAGGAGGCGATGGAGGGCTGGCAAAGGCGGCGGCTGAAGATGGACGCCGACTCGGCTGCGCTATTCCCGGGGCGATCTGGCCACGGCCGGCTGACATCGGAAAGCGTCCGCCGGATGGTGGCCAGGCGTTGCAAGGTCGCTGGCGTTCCAATCGTTTCCCCCCACGGCCTGCGGCATAGTTACGCCACGGCCCTGTTGATTATGGGTGCCGATATTCGGGTGGTCCAGAAAGCGCTCGGGCACAAAAACATCAGCACGACGCAGATTTACACCCACGTTGAAGACGCAGCGCTCCAGGCTGCCGTCGCCGCGCTCTGAAATCTCCTACCAATAGCAAACGCCCCGATACCCGCTAACCCTTGGCGCAACTTGAGCCAGGGGGAGCCACTTTGCCCCGAGAGAAAAAACCCGGCCTTCTGAAATCCGCTATCAACGCCACGGGTGCGCCGACGGTCTTCCGCGAAATTCGAGCCAACGTCTCTGCCGTCGCCGCGGCGATCAATCCCTACGGCAACGCGACAGGCACCAGCGAAGTCTCGGTTCCAAAAAACTGGATCGACCGGGTCAAGAAGTCTCGGGAATACGCGAAAAACGTCGATGTGCTGAAAATGCTCATCAACTTGCGGCGCACGTTTGTGATCGGCGACGGACTTCGACTGCGGGTTGATGGAGACCCGGCAGCGACGGAACGGCTTCGGGAGTTCGCCCAGAAGTTCAAGGTGAATAGCCGCATGAGCAAGGCGTTCCATAATTGCCTGGAATCCGGCGAAGGAATCGCCTTCAAAAGTTTCGACGGCAGCGACTTCAAGAAGCTGCGGCTGATAAACAACCTCTCTGTCAGTTACACGATGGAAGACGACGAAATCACGTCGCTGACTCAGTATGACGGCGTGGCCGGGGTTGGCGCGAAGAAGATCGCCGAATGGTCCGGTATCGACCTGGAAAACTTCTTCGTTCTGCGCAACGACGCCGACGACTGGGACACCCGCGGCGAACCCGCCACGCTCCAAGCCTTCCCGGCAATCGTGACGTATCAAAACTACGGCAAGGCGGAAAACACTCTCGCCCGGCGCTTCGCCACCGTGATTCGCATTCTCAAGATTGGCGGGATTTTCGGCAATACGTTCGTGAATCCCAAAGCGGCGGACATAACCGATGCCAAGACGAAACTGGACGCGCTGACCAACGAGGAAGCCCTTGTCGCCCCGTGGCACTGGGACGTGAAAACCTACGGCGCGGAAGGCGCGATCATCGACGTTCCGCCGCGCATGAAGTTCCAGGTGGCGCGGATTTGCTGGGCGCTCGGCTTCCAGACGTTTTTCGTTGACGGCGCTTCGGCTTTGGCCGGGGCTCGCGTATTGCTCAAGGCCAGCCGCTACCAAATCATTCACGACACGCTGATGATCCGCGAATTGCTCGATTGGTTCTTCGACCCCGAGATTTTAGCTCAAGCGGGAATCGACGCCGACGCGAAAGTCAGCTACCAGTTCACCGGGCTCAGTGTGGACGACGAGGAATGGGTTGCGCGCGAGGACCGGGAAATGTACCTGTCCGGGGCGATGTCGCGTTACACTTGGATGACCCGCCGTGGCCTAGACCCGGATTTCGAGAACGAACGCATTGCGACCGAGGACGTGAACCTTCCGCCGACGATGTCGTTTGGTGAGCTGTCGGCCCTGGTTGGCGCGCAAGCGATCGATCCGAAAACCGCCGCCATGCTCATCAACCTGCCCATCGCACAGCAAGAAGAGGTCGCCGCCGCAGCGTCATTCGCGTCGGTTGATGCTATGTACCGCCACCTCGCTTCCCGCGTTTCAGCCGGCGCTTCCGCCGCAACCATCCTGCAACAGCACGGTGACGCCCCGCCGCCGATGCTGACCAAAAAGACCAAGGGTTAATCATGGCCGGCATTGCGCCGCGCCGCATCGCCCCGAGACGAATTAGCTCCCGGCGCACGCTTGCGGCAAAAGCCGCGATCTGGGCTGTCGACCCCGATGAATGGATTGCTACTCGGGACCGGCATGGCCAGGTGCGCGCTGTTGCCGCTGCGCTGGACACCACCCCCACCGGATCCCGCATCCGCAAGGCGATGGAAAAGTCGCGAAAAGCCGCCGACCGGATGGACGACGCCCATATCAAAGCGCTGGTCGGAGATCTGAAAGAGGCGCGGAAAACCATCGGGGAACAGATCGCAGCATTCGAGGCCAACCCGGTCAATGCGAACCAGGCTGCGAAGTTTGCGAACCTGCAAAGCCTGAAATTCCAGATCGACGGCGCGGTGGATGCCGCGGTGAACCGGCAGGCGTTGGCGCTTCGCGGCATGACGGAAGAGGCGGCTGCGGGCGGGGTGCGGTCCGGCGTTGGCAACCTCGCGGCACAGGATGCTCCGGGCGGGTGGGGGCAGTTGAGCCAAACGCAGATAACCAGTGTGGCCGAGGCCGCGACCAGCATCCTCAACACGGAAGCCCTCTCTTTCTGGGCGTCCTACCGGCTGGAATTGGTCGGATCGGTCGGCGACGATATCAAGCGCAAGATTCACTCCGCGCTCGGGCAGGCCGTAGCCACCGGGAAGCCGCTGTCGTCTGTCGTCCAGCAACTCGGGAAGGTCGTTACCGATCCCGAGAAATTCAGGCACGCCGGGGGCAGAGTTTTCCCGTCCGCCGCGAATCGTCTGGATTTGATCGTCCGTACCGAGAACCACCGGATGCACATCGAAGGGCAATCGGCGTTTTTCGAGGACGTGGGAATCACGCATGGCCGTTGGATGACTGCTGGCGACGACCGCGTGCGCAAGAGCCACCGGGCGTTGAACGGCAAGACGTTCGCAATGAAGGACAAGCCCAGCGAGATTTACGATCCTGGCTGCCGGTGCGACATTGTGGGGGATGTCGAAGCTTCGGGTGGCGTGAGCAAGACGCCGGAGGACTTTGGAGTCAATATCTAGGGTTGCGGTGGGAAATAACGCCAGAAAAAAACAAATAGCCCCCACGAATAAAACGAAAACCACTTAGAAAACGCGGCTTTTCACCGATAACTTCAACCATTTTCTGAAATATTCTACCACTTCCGCCTGAAAAAAAGTGAGGCATACCCTCTCGGCGAACGATGGAGGGGGCCAAATGCCCAGCATTGACGACATCACGATCACATTACCGGACGAGCCGCCGCTGTACGAATTGCCGCGCACGATCTGGGTGAAGGATTTCACCAACGAATCGGCGCAGGCGTTTTTCGCCGCGTTCATGCGACTAGTCGCCGCGGACCCGAACGCCGACATCCTGATTTTGATCGACAGCCCGGGTGGCAGCGCCTACGCGATGAACGTCATGCGGGACATCATTCAGCATGCGCCGTGCGACGTGCGGACCTGCGTTTTCTCAGCCGCATTCTCGGCGGGAGCCTATCTGCTTGCGGCGGGAACCAAGGGCAAGCGCTTTGCGATGCCGAACTCGAAAATTATGATTCACGAGCTGTCGACTTTCGTCTTCGGCGCCGCTGCGGACATTAAACACGACTCCGCTTACGTGGAGCGATACAACGCTGGCGTGCTGACCAACTTCGCCGACGACATCGGCAGTACTTATGAATCCGTGTACGGTTGGCTGCGGCAAAACGAGGACAACCAGCGCGAATTCTGGTTCTTCCCGGAAGATGCGCTGAATCTCGGCATGGTCGACCAAATCGTCGATGACATTACCGCAATTCTGCCCACCGGCCTGGAGGTAGCGGCCGCCACGCCGCCCGCCACCCCGTCCGCGCCTCCGGCCCAACCCGCCGAGGAGGCGAATCATGGCTGACGGCAGGCAGATGGTTGAAGCGTTGCGGGCTCTGGCCTCCCATTCGGCAGACAACACGGTCTTGGAGTCCCTGGAAAAGGGCCAGTTCCGCGCCGTCTTCGGGCCGATCGGCATCAACCGCAACCTCAACGGGCAATCGCTGGACATGGCTCAGGCGAAGCAGCTTGTGGAGAACGGCAACGCGGCTATCGCGGCTGGCGAGTTCCCCCCGCTGCGGCTTCGCAAGGGCGCGGTCAAAACGAAAATGGACGTTCATGCCCACGGCGACTCGGAACACATCGTCGGGCTGATTTCCAAGTTCGCGATCGGCAAGGACAGGAACGGCACCGACGCGGTGGTCTTCGTTGGCCAGTGCTATGACACGACCGAACACGCCCGCCACGCGGCACAGCTCGTCAAAGCCAAACAGTACAAATTCGGATCGTGGGAAGTCGAAGCGGCGTCCATGCAGTGCTCCACCTGCGGCAAGGTCATCTCCAATTATGCCGACCTTTGCCCCCACGTCCGCGTCGTCACCGGGTCCGGCGGCAAGTTCCTCGTGGCCAAAACGCGCGGAACCCAACTCGCCATGCACAACCCCAAGCCGAGCGGGTGGGTGCTCATCGAAAAGGCTGATACCGGCGCTACGCCGGAGACGGAAATCCTAGAGGTCGCCGCCGCGCGGCTGGCGGACAACACAACCGAGGAGGAACCCATGGGTAAAGACAAGACCCCGGCTCCCGTCGACGACAAGGCGACGGTGGATGCCCAGGCCGCGACAGCGACCGACGTGAAAGCACTCCAGGACCGCATTGCGGAACTGGAAGCGGAGAACAAGACGTTGACCGACACGAACACCGAACTGAGCGAGAAGGTGGGCGGATTCGAGGCGACTGCCAAGGACGCGCGGATCGACGCGTTGCTCGCCGACATGAAAGAGCGGGGCATGAACATCGAAGACGACGCGAAGGAAAAAGAGCGCCTTTCCGGTCTCGACGAGGCCGTGCTGGCCGCCGAAGAGGGCATCGTTTCCAAGCTGCCGATCCCGGCCGCTGCGGCTGCGGACGAAGGCGAGGGCGAAGCCCCGAAGGCCGCCGCCGCCAATCTGGCCACGGCTTCCCCGGAGAAACTGGCCGCCCGCGCGAGCCAAGTGAGCCCGCAGAACGTGGCGACCGACGGCGGCGAGAAGACCAAAGCCCAGCAGACTCTCGACAAATACAAAGCCGCTGCCCGCGGCGAAAGCGAGGAGTAACCAATGGCCGCGAACAACGTCGAAATCCTGTACCCCGAGCAGACGGTTGTTGAGGGCGACAAAAAGGCGTCGGCCGACCTGACCGCCGGGCAGTTCGTCTACATCAACACCGACAACGAGTACGCCGCGCAAACGTCGTCCTCGGGTGTCGTCAGCGGCATCGTTTACAAGAACTGTGACAAGGGCGCCTACGCCGCGGTGATTCCGCTGTCGCAGGGTCCGATCCTGAAGCTCGCCGCCGCCGTCATGGTTGCTCCAGCTCCGGCGCAAACCGAAAGCATCGAAGTCGCGTCGACCGGGTTCCCGACCAAGTACGTCGCTGGCACCGAGCGTGGCGAAGTGTTTGAACTCACCGCCGACTACTACGTCGTCGAACTCAAGAAATAAGGAGGGTCGAAATGCAAGCCATCAGCACTCACAACCCGGCCCGCCAAGAGGCGCTTTTTGCTCTCGCCTCGCGGTCGAAGGAAATTTGGGACGAGAACGACGTTCAGAAAGATGCGGTCAAAGCCATCGCGGCCGAAATCGCGTCGTTTGTTCAGGCCGACGCGGAAACGCGGAGCATTACCGACTTCCTGTTGAACCGCAAGCCGACGCAGGTCGGCGATGTGAAGATGGTCTCGAAGCCGAACCACACCGTGTACTGGCTCAACCAGGAAGGCACGTTCAAGTCCTCGAAGGACCACTCCGAAGTCACGACCGTCCCGGCCGTCCTGCTGACCGCGCGGCTCATCGTCAACCTGTTGGATCTGCGGCGCGGCCATGTTGCCCCGATGGACGAACAGGTCGGCGACGTGATCGACAAGATCACCGGCAAACTCAACAAGTACGCCTGTGATCTGCTGATTGCTTCCGCCGTGGCGGCCAACACTGTGACCGTGGCCGGGTCGCTCGATGCGGAGACGATGGACGACGCGCTGGCGAAGCTCGAAGACCTCGGCCTGGTTCCGCGCCTGTTTGCCGGACGCGCCTCGGTGTTCTCCGCCGTCAAAGCCGATACCACGATTGGCAATGGCGTCAAGGACGAGTGGCAAATGAAGGGCATGCAGAACTCGGTGTATGGCGGCGCAAGCCTGCTGTACGTGCCGGAAATGCCGACGACTTCCGTGCTGCTGCTGGCTGACCGTCTGCCGGGCAACGTCCAGGACGAATTCGAACTCGAACAGAAAGAAATCGAGTCCAACGACAGGCTGGACGTGGGCATGAAGCTCTACAAGACGACCCGCATGTGGGCGACGAACGCGAACCGTTTCGCCCTTATCACCATCACCTAGCGGAGGGCGCTGTGTTGCGCGTGAGAAGCCTTTGCGAATCTAGCCTGCGTGTTGACCGAAAGGACATCGGGCAGGCGAAGCTAAAATTCGAGCTTGGCACCGAAGCTGAGACGATGCACTGCAAGTGTGTCGACCGGGCGATTGCGCTCGGGTTGCTCGAAATCGTTCACGAAGACCAAGCGACGGCTCTCACGCCGCAGTTCGACGATCCACCCGATGATTTTGAACCCGACGAAGAGGCGGCCGGCGAGGACACGCCGGTAGAACCCGAGACCGATCCGCCGGCCGCCGATGATGAACCCGACGACGACGAACCCGAATCGCCCAAAGACGAGCCCGAAGAGAAACCCGAAGAAATCGAAGACCCGATCGTTGCCCCTGTCGAGGTTGCGCCGCCGCCGGTTGCCGCCCCGAAGCCCGCGAAAAAGCCGAAGGCCCGCCGCAAGCGCAGGGCGAAGCCGACGCCGAAACCGAAGCCGAAACAAGAGTAGGGAGCGGATGTGCAGTTCAGTGTCTTGGTTGAAAAGCTCAAATTGGACGTTGCCGATGACACCCTTGGGTGGTTCATTTGCGTCCGTGCATTTGAGCGCGCCGTGGTGCAATTCAACAAAGACCTGAGCACGTCCTTCGCCATTTCCGGTGCCGAGGTCGAAGACCAGGGCACGCTTTCCCCCGATTCCACGACAAAACAGACCGAAGGCCTGCTGCTGCTTGCCGAGCACTACTTGGCGCAGCGCGGGCAAATTGTGTCCTCGGATAAGGTCTCCTGGAAATCCGGCGACAAGTCCGTGGACCGCAGCCGTCAATCGCTGACCAAACGCGAACTGTGCGACGCGCTGTGGGCTCAATACCTGCAACTCTTCGACTTGGATAAAACGGCCGTGGTTGGCTGCCAGGTGTACGAGCCGACCGGAAGCGACGGTATGTAATGGGCGAATTCGACCTCACCGCCGCCGAAATTACCCAACTCGAAGGAGAGGGCGCCGCGATCCTTTCCGCCAGCGGCTACCGGATCACGTTGCGTCGGCCGACGATGGCCGCGGATGGCACCTTTGACGGCCCGTATGAAACCACGCTGACCGAGATTGGCACGTTTGCCGCCGACTTCACCGAAGACCCAAACAGCGAATGGCTGATGCCCGGCGTGAACGCGCAATGCGACCTGCCCGGCGCCGTCGGCGTGAGCATCGAAGCGGCTGGATTCGATACCGAAGGCGGAATCCGCAAGGAACAGCCGGGCGACGAAATCGAGATCATCGCGACCCCGGCCAAGTTCGCCGACCTCGTGGGCAACAAGTACCGCGTTTTCCACGCCGAACACAAAGCGGTGGCTGGCGCGGCGACGCACGTCAAGCTGCAACTGCGGCGGGAGTACCCGGCATGATCGGCGTTTCCGTCAAAGTTTCGGGCATGAGCCTCACGAAGCGGCAACTGAAAGCCTGCGCGCGCTACCTGCCCTCCGAGATGCACAAAGCGACCCGCGACATCGTGGTCAAGGGCGAAGGCTGGATGAAAGGGTTCGCGCCGGTCGACTCGGGTGAAACCCGGAAGCGAATCATCGGCCGCATGTTCACGGGAACCAGCGGCGCGATCGGCACAACCGACGATCCGGCGAAGTTCGGGGCCATCGATCAAGGCTCCAAGCCGCACGTGATTCTGCCCAGGGAAACGAAGGCGCTGACGCTACCGTTCAAGGATAAGAAGTCCGGCAAGTACACGAGCATGACCAAGAAGAAGAAAAGCGGCGGGTTCAAGCAGTTCCGGGGCGTGCAGTACACCGACGCTTCCGCCGCGCCAAATAAGCGCCACATGAATGTGTGGTTCGCCTTCGCGAAGCGCGTCAACCACCCCGGCTCACGCGGCTGGAAATTCGTGGAACGGACCGCAAAACGGGTGAGGCCGTATTCGACTATCCGATCCCGGCGGGCTGTGGAAGCGGCCATCAGCAAGGCAGGGGGCGGTAATGGCTGACCTCTTGCGCGCTATCGGTTCGATGCTGACCACGAAGCTGGGCGTCGCCACATTCGCCAATGAAACGGCACACCGCGGGCAGACCTACCCGTACATCGAAGTCGAGAAAACGGCGGGCGGTGAGCAGGCTCAGGGGCCGGGGAAGATCGTGCGCTATGACGACGACGGCAACCCGACCCATTTCGTCAAGAAGCTCCGCGGCGACACGCAAATCCAACTGGCCATTGTCGCGAAGGGTGAAAACGACGGCAGCAGCCGGAAGAAGTGCGCGGCGCTGGCGGAACAGGTCCGAACGCTTTTTGAAACCATCATTTACGGGAACGAGTCCGTCACGTTTGTGGATCCCGTGACGGCCACCGATTGCGGCGTTTCTAGCGTCACGATTGGCGAAATGGGCGGAGCGCGCGCGGATGTGCGGCATGACCAACTGGTCCACGAGGCGACGCTTCCCCTCCGCTTTTTGCATCGCCGCGAAGTGGCGGTTCCGGTTCCGCGGACCCTGGATAAAACAACCAACCGATACCCGGAGGCTTAGGTGGCTGAGAAACGAAAGAGGCGAGCGAAGAGAGCCCCGGTGGTGGAAGCCCCGGAGCCGATCGCCATTGCGGTTGAAGCACCGCCGACCCCGGCACCACCGCCGACCCCAATCTTTGAACCGGAACCGGTGGCAATCCCTGAGCCTGTGGTTGAACCGGAACCGGAACGGATTATTTGCGAAGTCGAGCGCCCTTTCGGCGATCTGTGCAAAAAGCACCGCGTTTCCCGGGTTGAGGCGGCTGGCTTGCGCCACGTGTTGGGGGTCGGTCCCGACGGGTTGGTACTGGAAACCAAATTTTGCGCCGGTCGCCAATCTTGGCTGAACCGGGCGATGAACTAAAGGACGGAGGAGCACCATGGGTGAGCCGACTTTCACGACCAGTTACGAAGATCTGTTCAACTCGCCTGTGACGGCGGGCGATGAACACCAACTCACCATCATCGGCTTGGCCAGCGACGGCCCGATGGACACCGCGTTTTCCGCGACGGGGCTGGCTGGCGTGGCCAACGTGGACACGCTGTTTGGCACCACGCAACGGTTGCCGCGGGGAGTTCGGGAAGCGATCACCGGGGCGCTGGACGCTCAGACCCGCAACCCGAACATGAAGCCGATTTCTGTCAACGGCATCCGAGCCGGAGCCGACGCTGAGAAATCGTATATCGAACTGACGGACGACACGACCGCCGTTACCGCGATCACGATCACGTATGATTACTACGGCGAGGACGGCGACGAATGGCAGGCCAAGGTCGAAGACGACGGCACTGACTATGTGGTCACTGTCCGGCGCACCGCGTCCGGTACCGCAACTCAGTTCTCGGCCGCCAAGGCGTCGCCGACAGCACTGGCGACCATCGTCGAAGCGATCAATGATTCCACCTTGGCGCTGACTGCGACGCTGGGCGGTGAAGGCACGCTGGCGGAAGTCGGCTACACGTTCTTCGACAAGGGCGACAACGGCGAAATGACCAACGCGGAAATCCTGCGGGTGCTCACGACGCTGGAAGGCACCGCCTACCACAATCTGCTGTTTGTGGGCGTGGCCGGGACCGGAGACGCCGACGCGACCGCCTTCCGCGCCATGCTGGGCACTCACTGCGCCGACAGCCTTTCGAGCCACGACCAGGAGCGCTACGCCTTCATCGAATGCGAGGAATTCTCAAGCGCCAACCCCGCCAAATCGGCCGCGTGGCTGATTGAAATCGAGGCATGGGTTGCGGGAATCGAATCCGCGCTGACCTCCGAGGCCGACCGCAACTTGATCGCCTTCGCTGGCGGTTACACGTTTAGCGACGCCTCGGCCACAGCCTACAACGCCCCGGCCACCGCGTACCTGGCTGGCGTTTGGCTGGGCGCCCCGATTCACCGGAGCATGATCAACCTCGCCACCGGGATGGACCTGACCCTGTTGCAACCGGACATCCCGAAGTCCTACCGCGACCGCCTCGCCGACGCCCGCGTGAACTATGCGCGCTATGACAAAGACCGCGGCGTCATCATCGGGAACTGCAAGACCCTGGCGGAAGACGGCAGCGATTTCGAGGACTGCGAATTCCTCCGCATGATCTACATCGCTGGCGCGGAATGGCGCGCTTCGGCCAAGCCGTTCTGGGGCATCCCGGACGACGGGCAGGGCAGCGGGACTACCGTGCTGAAAACCGGCGGCGACAAGGCGATGGACCTTCGCGTCGGCAAGAACTTTACGAGCTACACTACGGTCGTGTCCGTCGACGATGACGGCGACACCTACTGTGACGTTGGCGTTGTGCCGTTCACGACGCTGAAGAGCATCACCCATCGCGTTTACCGGCGCTCGGCGTAAAGGAGAGCGAACATGATCGATTCAAGGGCATTTGATGACGCTGTTATCCTGGATGAAGTCGAGTTGACCATCAACGTGGATGGCCAGGAAATCATGCTTTACACGGCGCAGAACGTCGAACTCAAAGAAGATCGCGAAGTGGAAGTGCGGTCGGGGCCGGGCCGGAAAAAGCGCCGCAAGCGGAAGCTCCGCAAGGACTCGCAATTCAGCTGGACGATGACGCTGGACGAGCCCAACGCGGCGCTGTTGCAAAACCCGGACGACTTCCAGGCAAACGCCGGTGAAACGAGCGGGTTCGTCATCAACGGCGTGACGTACTTGTCGCTGATGGACCTTCCCGAATTCACGATTGTCGCCCGCAACCCGCGCCAAGACGGCTCCACCATCGTGCGCCGCGTCAAGGGCTGCGAATTCAACGAAAACTCCGGTTCCTACGGAATCGGTGAAGCGGCCAGTCGGTCGGTCGGCGGCATCGCCACCGCGATTGAAGGATTTATCTAAACCATGAACTGAGGGGTTTCCCATGCCGGACGAAGTGAAAGTCGAGATCAAGAAAGAGCCGGAAATCAGCGGCGAGGAAGCGGCCAACGAAACGATGCTGCGTTCCGCGTTGCTGGAAGCGGTCATGAGCCACGACACGTCGCTGAGCGAGGAAGGTGCGGCTCAGATGGTCAATGAGATCATCCCGGCGGTTGCGGCCGAAAAGAAGCGCAACCCGAGTCGTGAGTTGTTCACGGTGTCGGTCGAAAACGCGGCGTCGATCTACGTCTGTGGCAAGCGCCCGCTGAATCGGCTGCTGAAGGTCGCGAAGCTTTTGGAAGATGACGACGCGAACAAGATGACAGACGGCGTGGTCAGCTTCCTCCAAGACGCGGTGATATGGCCGAAGCTCGGCAGCACGGAAATCAAAACGGGTGGCGGGCATTACCTGGCGCTCGTGAAAGAGATCGCCGCCGAAAACGGGATGAACGCGAAGGCCACGAGAAAAAAACTCTAGCGGGCCACCGCGCCCGCTTCGGAAATCAAGAGAAAACGCGGGCGACGATCTGCCATTGGTTCCCCGCGTACCGGTTCGCCGACGTAGACGCGATGACACTGGACGAACTGGTCGACCACCGCATCGCCGCTGAGTGGTTGGCGGAACAGCAGCAGGGGAAAGGCGGCGGCGGTCGCGGCCGAAAAGCCAGAAAGGGTCGCTGATGTTCGGAATGGGCGACTTTTTTCAATCCATCAAGATCAACATTACCGGCGAAAACGGGCTGAATAAGCCCGTGAAGGCTGCGATTGGCGACCTGAACCGGCTGAAAAAGACCGGTGAGACCATGAAGTCCATCGGCAAGGGGATGATGATTACCGGGCTGGCGATGGCCGCGGTTATGGCGCTCCCGGTGAAGTCCGCAGTTGACCTTGAAGCTGGAATGATTGGCGTCCGCAAAACCAGCGGCTTGGCGCTGTCCGAAATCAAAAGCGGCCTCAACGATATTGTCGAGAAGGGGATCCCCACCGGCGTTGCCGGGCTTACGGCGATTGCAGAGACCGCCGGGCAACTCGGTATCAAGGGCAAAGAAAACATCTTCAAATTCACGGAGGAAGTGGCCAAAATCGAGGCCGTTTCCGACTTAGCCGCCGATGCTGCCAGCACGGCGTTCGCTCAGTTCTCCAACGTCTTCGCGCTCGGTATCGACAAAGTCGGCAACATGGGTTCCGCCGTCAACGAACTGAGTAACAACACCACCGCGTCCGCCGGGTTCATCGTCAACGCCATGCAGCGGATTGGCCGGCCGATTGAAACCCTCACCTTTGACCAGTTGGCCGGGCTGTCTGCGGCGATTTCTGACGTTGGCCTTGGCGCTGAGCGTGGTGGTACGGCGTTCCGAAACGTCTTCACGCGCATGCAGACGAACGCCGGGGCGATGGCCAAGACGATGAAAATCAGCACCGCCGATTGGTCCAAGTCCGTGCAAAAGGACGGGATGGGCGCGCTACTCGGCCTGCTGACTCAACTCGGCAAAATGGACAAGACTGCTCAGGCCGTATCAATCAAGAAGATGTTCGGGGAAGAGGCGTTTATCGCCGTCCAGAAGATGGTCTCCAACATCGGCCTGCTGAAGAAAAACATGCTCACGTCGAACATCGCCTATGACGACAACGTTTCCCTCAACCAAGAGCTTGCCAACGTCATGGCCGGGGCCGGTGCGCAGTTCACGGTGTTTTTGAACAAACTGAAACTGACCGGGGCGGAGTTGGGGACGGTCTTGCTCCCGACGATCGTTTCCATTGTGACCGTGCTCGGGAACGTGGCGACTCGGTTCCGGGAATTCGCCCAAGCCCATCCAATCATCACGAAAGTCGGCGTGGCGCTTTTCGCGTTGTCGTCCTTCCTGCTGATCGTCGGCGGTGCCGCGCTGTTTTTGACCGGGCAAATGTTCATGGCGGCGGCGGCGATTGCCACGTTTGGCGTTGCCGAAGCTGGGGCTACCGCGACGACGGGGATCTTCGCCACGGCGCTGAAAGTGTTGGGGCGCTCATTCTGGTCCGCGCTGGGGCCGATCGGTTGGGTGATCCTTGGGATCGCGGCGCTGGTAGCTATCGGCGTGGTGCTGGTCAAGAACTGGGACAGCATCGCGGCTGGGGCATCGGCGGCCTGGGGCGGCGTAGTCGCGGCGTTCAAGTGGGCCGGTAACTGGATGCTCGGCTTCTGGAAAGACTGGTGGCCGCTGATTTTGGGCGGGCTGCTTGGACCGTTCGGCATGGCGGTTGGCCTGATTTACAAATATTGGGACGACATTGTGGCCGTGGCCGGTAACGCCTGGGGTCGGATCAAGGGCGTGTTCGACTCCGCGTGGGCTTGGACGAAAGCGTTTTGGAGCGAGTGGGGCGCGGTGATCGTCGGCGCGATGTTCGGCCCGTTCGGGATCGCTGCGGGGTTGGTGGTCAAGTACTGGGAATCCATCAAAACCTCGTTTTTCGCGGGGATTACCTACATCCAAACCCTGTTCACCGGGATCGTCGGGTGGTTCACTGGGTTGCCTAGTGCGCTCTACGAAGCGGGTGCGGGCATGATCGACGCTTTCAAGCAGGGCATCATCTCCAAGTGGGGCGAGCTGAAAACCACGCTGACCGAGATGTTTGGCTGGGTTCGCGACTTCCTGCCCGGGTCGGACGCCAAGATCGGGCCACTGAAAGAGTTGACCGCTTCCGGTAAGGCGTTCCTGCCCACGTTCGGCGAAGGGGTGAGGGCCGGGTTGCCGGTGGGGCGTCGGTCGGTTGACACGGCGCTGGACGATCTGTTCCCGGCTGGCCCCGCTGGGTCCGTCAACACCGGCGGCACAGGCGCCACGTCCGCCCCGGTTGCCACTTCCCGCACCTCGGACAATCGCACCATCAATATCGTGTTGAGCGGCGACGTGTACGGCGACGGCGAAGGGTTTGAGGCGCGGATCACGGACATTCTGACCAAAGCCCTGAGCAACGCCCGGTTGGCGGAAGGCGGCACGGCATGAGCAACTATCTCGGCGGCGAAGAGCTTCAATTTTCGCTGTGCAACGTGACGCGATCTCGCAACTCCAACGGCCGCGATCAAGCCGCCCCCGCGCCGAACTATGCCGACGTGCTGTTTACCTTCCCGCCCAACGGCCCGGTGAACGTGATCCGCGAAATCAACGTCAAGGAGACGGAAAACAAAAGCTCCGGGGCAACGTCGACGGAATTCAAGCCCTATGACAAGCCGGTGGATATCGTCTTTCAAATCGACGTGACACCGGATGATGAAAGCGGCCTGCCAGCCGAAACGATGATGTTGGCGATCGATGCGCTTTTCCAACTCCGCGATGACTACGGCGCCCGCCCGCTGTACGGCCCGCGCTACCCGTTGCTCGGGGCCGATATCGAAATGGTCTACTGGGCGAAGCTCGAATGGCACGACAACAACGGGACAGACGAAATCACGGGAACGCTAACCTTCCGGCAGTGGTTCTACTCCGCGCCGAAGCGGGCCACGGGTGGCGGGGCTGGGGATTCGGCGACTGGGAGCGGAGGGGCAAACGGTGGCGACATCGACGACGCGATGCAGGAATATATCGACGAATTCGGCATCGACCTTGACAATGGCCAGTCGATCATTCCCGAAGACGGCGTAGTCTGCGACGCGGTGCTTGGCCAGTGCTTCAATCTCGCCAATGAAGTGGATGAAGAAGTTGGTCGCGAAGACACAGAGACGCTAAGCCTGGCCACGGCAAGGCCGATGCTGTTTTGACCATCGCAGTCACCAACCTTGTGACCATCGGCGGCGTTGCCTACCAGGACGTGGTGAAGCACTACGAAGTGGCGGGCCGGATCGACGCGGCGCGGAGTTGCCGCCTGCTGCTTGAAGACCCCACCGGCGAACTAGCAGAAGCGGCCATCGAAGGCGCGACGCTGTCGTTTGCCTTGAGGCTCAACGCGCAAGACTTGGCACTTTTCACCGGCACCATCGCCAAGGCATCGGACCCAACCCCGGACGAAGTGGACCTGCGTTCATTCGATTCGTTCCGCACGCTGCAAACCACGCCGCTGACCCTGACCCTGCTGGACGCCACGCCGGCCGAAATGATAACCGAACTCGTAAGCAAGCGGCTCTCGCTGGACGCCTCCGGGGTCGAATCGTCGGACCTTGTGCTTGACCAGCTGCCCCTCTACCGCCAGACCGTCGTCGATGCGATGCGTTTCATTCATCGCCGCCTCAAGCTGTCCCGTGTCTTCTTTTTCGACGGTGCCGGGGTATTCACTTGGAAGGAGCGCGACACCACCGCTGACACCACCCATGACTTCGAGATCGGCTATGACGCCGACAAGATCGACTGGCGACAACGCACGTTCCGCGCTCAGCCGACCGACATTTCCCTTGGCGACGTGATCGGCCTGTATGACGCGGAGGGCGAGTACCACAGCCTGCTTTTCATCGGCTTCCGACACCATAACGACGCGGGTTATTCGTCCATGGACGTGGAATTCGAGGTCATCTCCGATGAGTGAGCACCGGCTGAGAGAGGCGCTGAAGGAAGTCATCGAAAAAATGGCTCCCGACCTGCGCAAATCGCTGATCCCTCCGGTGACTGGCACGGTGACGGCGGTCGACGAAGACGGGCTCCGCTGCAATGTGGAGATCGCCGACATCCCCGCCGAAGGACAAGAGCCTGCCGATCCGTGGAAAATCGACGCCGCCCCCGTTTCGTCTTTGACCGCCGGAGACGGCTTCGGTGTTTGGGCGTTGCCCGAAGTTGGGGCCGAAGTGACGGTTTCGTTCAAAGATTTCGACCTGACTCAGCCGCGTATTTCCGGCGCTGAATTCCTGTCCAACCGTACCCCGACAGGCGGGCGCGTGGGCTCGTTCGTGATCGCCGACAACGCAGGCCAGCGGTTGGTGCTGCGGCCCGATACCGGCGACATCGTTTTTCGCGCGATCAATGTGGACGATGAGGCGGCCGGAACCCGCAGCGAGCGCACCATCGGCATGAAGCTGACCGACGTGCTGGGCAACCTAAACGAGACCGTCCGAGGCCACGCCAAGCGCACCGTGGAAGGGAACCTCACCGAAGCCGTAACCGGCAACGCGACGCGGTCCAATGCGGGGTTTTCCGAGACCAGCGACCTGGAAGAGGGCGGCCGGTATTTCCAGCGCGGCGTGACCGTCGACGGGGCGGAGCGGAAAAACGTCAAGGGCGGGCAGTCTGTCCAGGTGGGCGGCGACCGTGACGACATGGTGCTGGGCGACGTGGTTCAAACCGTGGGCAAGAATGTCAGCCAAGTGGTCGGCGGCGTGCTGGACATCTTGGTTGGCGGCGTGGTCGACGATCCGCGGCACCTGGCGGCCTGCCAAATCGGCGCGCCCGGGCCGACCGCCATTAACTGTTTCGGCGGGTACTTCCAGGAACCGCTGACCGGCGCGATTGTCGGGGCCCCGATGATAAACGGCACGCGATACCAGTTGGCGCTGGCTACGTATCTGACCGCCGTGTCGGCTGCGCTGGCTGCGCTGACCGCCTCATTCTCCGGGTCCAGCCCTGTGATCGGCTCTGAATTGGCAACGAAGCTCGGCACGTTTTCAGCCGCCATGACCGCCGCCGCCGCCGCCTACGCCGCCGCCACGACCGCCAGCCTTTCTTTGCGGCACTACCTCGGGGGTCCGATATGAGTTGGAAAACGCCCAACATGGCCGCGCTCCGCGAAACCGTCGCCCCTATCTCCGATGCGCTCAAGAAAGCCGCCGACGCGCAACAGCAAGACGGGAAGCGCCGCACCGTGGCAATGGCCGAAGCCGTGGCCGGTCGCAAGTTGACGGAGGCCGAACGTGCCAAGCTGGATTGAAATTGACGCCGAACATATTCTGCCCGGCCCAACGAAAGCCAT